GATGAAGCTGGCGCAAAGCAAGCAACTGATTACCTGAATCACATCTTCCTGAAGGACAATCCGGGCGTGATAATCATGCACGATTGGTTCTTTGACGCTTTGTTGCAGAAGAACGGCATTGTGAAAGCTGTTTGGGAAGACAAGGAAGATGTAACCAAAGAAACCTACGAAGGTTTGTCTGATGACGAACTGGCAATGTTGTTGCAAGACAAGAGCATTGAAGTTGTTGAGCAAGACACTGTTACACAGCAGATCATTGACCCAATGGGGAATCCTGTCTTTGACGAGATGGGTGTAGCCGCTACCTATGGTGTTCACGATGTAACCATCAAGAAGGTAGAGAAGTCGGGTAAGGTCGTTATTGCTAACGTGCCGCCTGAAGAATTCCTGATTGCCAAGGCTGGCAAGACAGTGAAGAACACGCCTTTCTGCGCTCACCGCCGCATGATTACCCGTAGCGACTTGATCGCAATGGGCTTTGACGAAGACGTTGTTAACAGTTTGCCAGTTGGTGATGCTCTGGCCTACACACCTGAACGGGTTGCTCGTTACTCTCCCGGTGAACAGCCTTATGACGAGCAACCAGACGACTTTGCCATGCAAGAGGTTGAAGTCTTTGAGTGCTATATCTACTACGATGGCGATGAAGATGGCATTGCCGAGTTGCACCAAGTCTTTTACTCTGGCAACGAGATTCTGAGTGACGAAGAAACGGACTATGTGCCTTTCTACTCAATCTGCCCTCTGCCAATCCCACACAAGTTCTTTGGCAACTCGTTGGCTGACCGCACTGTTGACTTGCAACTGATTAAGACAACAGTTACCCGTCAGATGCTTGACAATATGTATCTGACCAACAACAGCCGAGTGACCGCTGTTGAAGGCCAAGTTAACCTTGATGACTTGCTGACCTCTACCGCTGGTGGTGTGATCCGTACAAAGTCCCAAGGCGCTGTCCAGCAATTGACTGTTCAGAACATGGCGAATCAGTCTTTCCCAATGTTGCAATACTTGGATTCTGTCCAAGCAAAGCGCACTGGCGTTACTGAGTTGTCGCAGGGTCTTGACCCCAACATCTTGCAGAACGTGACTGCCGCAGCCGTAGCCTCGATGCAACAAGCTGGCGCTGGCAAGATTGAACTGATTGCCCGTATCTTTGCCGAATCTGGTGTCAAAGAGTTGTTTGAAGGCATCATGCACTTGGTCAGCAAGTACCAGCAGAAAGAACGAATCATTCGTTTGCGCGGTACTTATGTGACCATCGACCCTCGTACATGGGCCAACAAGTTTGATATTTCTATCAATGTTGGCTTGGGTAACGGCAACCGCGACCAGCAAATGGCTATGCTGAACATGGTCTTGTCTAAACAAGAACAGATGATTGCTCAGTACGGCCCTGCTAACCCTCTGGTTTCGCTTGGTCAGTATCGTGGCACTTTGGGCCGTATGGTTGAGGCCGCTGGCTTTAAGGATTCTGCTGAGTTCTTCAAACCTATTAGCGCAGAGCAAGACCAGCAACTGTCTAACCCACCTCCACAAGAGCAGCAAATGCCGCCTGAAGTTCAGGCTTTGATGGCTAAGACACAAGCAGACATTCAGGCTCAACAGGCTAAATTCCAAGCTGATATGCAAATGCAACAGCAAAAGATGCAGTCCGAAATGGAGTTTGAGCGCCAGAAGGCCGCACTTGAGTTGCAACTTCAACGCGAGAAAGCCGCTGCCGAGATTCAACTGATGCGTGAGAAAGAAGCCTCAAAACTTCAGATTGAGCGTGAGAAGATGAATATGCACTTTGCTATGAAACAGCAAGAGTTTGAAGCAGAGGCACAACTGAAGGCCATGAAAGTGGGCGCTGGCATTACTTCCAACATTGAAATTCCGGGGTAATTTATGACTTACGAAGAACTGCAAGACATTCTGAAACTGCGCCAGCGTACCCCACAAGGCGCTGTCCCAACTCTTAACGAGATTCTTGACGCTATCCAAAGCCAGTACCAGCCACAAACAATGGCGGTACAGCCAGCGACTCAAGGCGCTCAACGCTTTGTCTCTGATGTTCAGAGTTTTGGCCCTGTTGAACGCATGACTGAGTATGGTGGTCAGCCTGTCAGCGCAACTCCAATGGCGGCATTTACGCCCGGAGCCTTTGACATTAACAGGACTTCTTATATTCCTGACCCTACTGCTGCACAACTTGCGGCTCGTATGGGTGATTCTGGCGGTTCTTCTACTGTGCCTTCTTTGTCTGCCGAACAAGAAGCCGTTTTTAACTTCATGAACACCCCTGAAGGTCAGGCTTACAAAGACGCTTTTGGCAGAGCAAACAGCAACCTTATTGGCTCTGTATTGCCAGCAGTAGTCCCCGGCTTGGGCTTGTATAACTTGGCAATGGGCAAAACAACTAACCCTGTTAGTGCTTTTAAATCAGCTATGCAGGCTTGGAATGACGCTAGGGATGCAATGCAATCTGGTGGCTCTGTTGGAAATATGATGACTGAGGCGCAAACTCAGGCCGCTATTGCTGGTCTTGGTGGTGGCCCATTGTCAGGTGCTGCATGGAGCAATAGTAGCGATTCTGTTGGATACACATCGGATCAAGCTGGCGGTGGTTGGGGTGGTAATGATTCTGGCTATGCTGATGGCGTGGGCGGTGTCTACTAATGATTGATAAAAAACGACAGGCTGAGTGGGCCAACAATCTGCTAAAAGACGACTTTTTCATAAAAGTTATGGATGATTTGAAAAATCAGCAGATTAGTGTGATAATTAACACAAATCGAGATGAGGTTGACGAGCGTGAAGCCGCCTATAGCCACATCAAGACGCTTGATCTGTTTCTTGGACACTTGCAAGGCATTGCCGCAGAAACCAAGATTCAAGAGAAAAAGTGGAAGATTCTGTGAGGAACCTCACCCGCAGTCCAGACGGTTTCTGGCGATAAACGAGACTAAACATGGAAAACACCAACCCGCAAGGGAGTGAAAGCCTAAACGTAAACCAAGCCGCTAATGCGTTTCTGGGTTTGATGGGTGATGACAACGGAGCCGAAGAAGGCCAACCAGAGGAATCCACCGAAGAACTTGAAGCGACTAGCGAGGTTGAATCTGAGGAAGCTGAGTATTCAGAAGAATCAGAGCCTGTAGAGGAAGTAAAACCCCGATACAAGGCAAAAGTTGGTGGTGAGGAAGTTGAGGTTGAACTTGACGAACTTATCAACGGCTATCAGCGTAGCAAGGATTACACCCAAAAGTCTCAGGCTCTGGCTGAACAGCGCAAGGCAATTGAAGCCGAACGCCAACATCTTGAGCAAGTGAAACAAGAGCGACAAGCATACGCCCAGAAACTACAGGCTTTGGATAGCTTCCTGAGTCAGCAGAATAAGGGTGAGGACTTAGAAGTTTTGAAAGAAACAGACCCAATCGGCTATGCCGTGAAGGTAGCTGAACAGAGTCAGCGAGAGAAACAGTTAGCAGTAGTTCGTGCCGAACAGCAACGCATTGCCCAACAGCAACAAGCCGAGCAACAGCAGTCATTGCAAAACCATCTCAAGTCTGAAGCTGAAAAGCTAACGTCTGTTATCCCAGAACTGGCAACGCCAAAAGGTGACGCTATCCGGAAAGAAATCCGTGAATACGCTAAATCTGTTGGTTGGTCAGATCAGGAACTCGCCTCAGTGTATGACCATCGCGCTGTGCTGACTTTGTATAAAGCAATGAAGTTTGAGCAACTTCAAAAGGGTAAGCCGGAGACTTTGAAGAAAGTCCAGCAAGCCCCAAAGATGCTCAAACCCGGAACTTCAACGCCAAATGCTAAGTCATCACAAGAGAAACAAGCTATGCAACGGTTGCGTCAAACTGGCAAAGTCCGTGATGCCGCTGCTGCATTTGAACGATTCCTTTAAATTTTTGGAGCATTAAAAATGGCAACCTACCAGACATATACCGCTATCGGTATGCGTGAAGACCTCTCTGACGTTATTTATAACATCAGCCCCACCGACACTCCTTTCATGTCTTCCATCGGCAAGACAAAGGCAACCGCTACTTACCATGAGTGGCAAACTGACTCTTTGGCTGCTGCCGCCTTGGGTGGTGCAGTTGAAGGCGCTGATGCCTCGACCATCACCGCATCGCCCACAACCCGTATCGGCAACCGCACTCAGATTTTCACTAAGTCTGTTGCTGTGGCTGGCACTTTGGAAGCTGTTGACAAAGCTGGTCGTAAGTCTGAAAAGGCTTACCAATTGGCTAAAGTTTCGGCTGAACTGAAGCGCAACATCGAGTTGACCCTGTTGTCCAACCAAGTG